GGGTAAGAGTATGGACGAAGCAAACACCAAACTATTTTCTCGTAAATGGTGGCAAAGTACTCGTGCTGGAAAGCAAAACAATTTCAGACTGAGTGATGAAGGTTATGAATTTTTGGTAAAAGAATTGGACCTTAAAGAATACGAAATTCCATTTACCGAACCAATTGAACTTAGTCCTCAAACATTAATCTTTTTGGAAAGATATATCGATTGTCCGTACTATCTTACTCCAATGTCAATTACTGTCTTTTCAGAACGCAAGGGTTTTGAACTAATGTTGTTTTCAGACGACATCAGAAAATTTGGCATTATTAAAGCTATGAATGAGCGAGAAAAAGAACTCGCTAATGAAAAAAACAGTTGACATACCTTTGGGTTTCCTATACAATACATACATCAACAGCGTTACTTCGTAACAATTTTAACTTAGTATAGGAACTAAAATGCCAGAAATCAGTAGCCGTACAGTGGGCCCAAGCGGTGCTAAAAAGTCTTTGCGTAAGGCTTTTCAAAATAAACGTCCAATTTTCCTTTGGGGTCCTCCAGGAATTGGAAAATCGGATATTATCAAACAACTTGGTGTTGAGACTGATTCTCACGTAATCGATGTTCGTTTGAGCCTTTGGGAACCTACTGACATTAAAGGTATTCCATACTTTGATTCCAACGATAATACAATGCGTTGGGCACCTCCATCGGAATTGCCAAGTGCAGAAATGGCAAAAGAACACAAGAACATTATCTTGTTCTTGGATGAAATGAACTCTGCCGCTCCTAGCGTACAAGCGGCGGCTTATCAATTGATTTTGAATCGTCGTGTTGGTACATATCACTTGCCAGATAATGTTGTACTAGTTGCGGCAGGTAATCGTGAAACTGACAAGGGTGTTACATTCCGTATGCCTGCTCCATTGGCTAACCGTTTTGTTCACTTGGAAATGACTGTTAACTGGGATGACTACTTTGAGTGGGCTGTTGAAAACAAAATCCATAAAGACGTAGTTGGCTTCTTGAGCTTTTCTAAAAAGAGCTTGTACGACTTTGATCCAAAGTCTAGCTCACGTGCGTTTGCTACTCCACGTTCTTGGAGCTTTGTAAGCGAATTGCTAACAGATGACGATGTCGATGTAGATACACTTACAGACTTGGTATCAGGTTCTGTAGGCGAAGGTCTTGCAATCAGCTTTATGGCTCACCGTAAAGTTGCAGGTAAAATGCCTAACCCAACTGATATTTTGTCAGGTAAAGTTAAAAAGATGGATTCCAAAGAAATCTCAGCTATGTATTCTTTAACTGTGTCATTGTGCTACGAGTTGAAAGATGCTTGCGAGAAAAATGCTAAAAACTGGAATGATATGACTAATAACTTTTTCGAATTTATGATGAATAACTTTGAAACTGAATTGGTTATTATGGGTACAAAATTGGCGTTGAGTACTTACAAGTTGCCGTTGGATCCGGACGAAATCAAATGCTTTGACGATTTCCATGCCAAATACGGCAAGTATATTAGCCAAGCTACTGAAAAGTAATTCGGTATAGTCTTATTTGACAGGACCTTAGGGTCCTGTTATAATATATACATATAGTAAAGGAGTATCATGTCACATACAGATCCAATTATCGACAAAATTATCGTAGCCCGTGTGGGTCTATTACTTCGCCATCCATTCTTTGGTAATCTTGCAACACGTTTGAAAATTGAAGAAGGCTCCGAGTGGATGGGTACTGCCGCTACAGACGGACGTACTATCTATTTTAATCGTGAATTTTTTGAACCACTTTCGGTCAAACAAGTTGAGTTCGTTATTGCTCACGAAATTCTACACAATGTATTTGATCACATGGGTCGACGCGAAGGTCGTAATCCACGTATCTTTAACATTGCCGCTGACTATTGTGTTAACGGACAATTAGTTCGTGACCGTATCGGCGAGCACAATATTGAAGGTATTAAAATCTTCCATGATTCAAAATACTACGGCATGGGTGCTGAAGAAGTTTACGATAAAATCTTCGACGAAATGGACGAGGAAGAATTGAATGCCCTTGGACAATTATTGGATGACCACATCGACTGGGGCGAGAATGGTAAAGATGGTCAACCAAAGTATTCTAAAGAAGAATTAAAACAGATTCGTGACGAAGTTCGTGAAGCTACTATGCAAGCCGCACAAGCCGCAGGTGCTGGCAACACTCCTGCTAGTGTACAACGCATGATCAAAGAACTTACAGAGCCTAAGATGAATTGGCGTGAAATACTACGTCAACAAATCCAAAGCACTATTAAGAATGACTATTCATTTATGCGTCCCAACCGCAAGGGCTGGCACATGAGTGCTGTATTGCCTGGAACACAATTTCAAGAAACAATTGATATTTGTGTAAGTATTGACATGTCAGGTTCTATTGGTGACGAACAAGCTAAAGATTTCTTAAGTGAAATCAAAGGCATTATGGAAGAATATAAAGACTTTAAAATTAAAGTATGGTGCTTTGATACTAAAGTCTACAACGAAGCCGACTTTGATGGTTATAATATCGATGAGTTTGATAACTACGAGCCAATGGGCGGTGGCGGAACTGAGTTTGATGCCAACTGGGAATACATGAAGGAACACGATATTCAACCTAAAAAGTTTATTATGTTTACTGATGGTTATCCTTGGGGTAGTTGGGGTGATGAAGATTATTGTGATACAATTTTTATCATCCACGGTAATAACACTATTGTTCCACCGTTTGGAGAATATGCCTATTACGAAGCTGTTAAAGAGGCAGCGTAATGGCATTAAAAAATGGCAAACCTAATCCTTTAGATTATTTCAATTTACGGAGGGTTGAGTTTGCCTGCCCTCATTTTAAATACACTTCAATAGACAGGTATAATCCAACTTTAGTCAAATCTATCGACTCATGGATACGTAAGAATCTAAATAATAGGTACTATGTGGGTCAAGGCATAACACTAGATAATACCAATACGATTGTGTATAATACACGTATTGGTTTTGAAAGTGAAAAAGAACTCAGTTTTTTCACAATTGCCTGCCCGCATCTTCAAACTAGATAATTAAAATAGTACTTTACCATAAAGGAGATAATACATGTCTGACGTACAATCTACACCAGAAGCGCAACAAGGCGCTACCGAACTTACTATCAATGATTTAAATGCACTTAAAGTAATCATCGATATTGCTAGCTCACGCGGAGCATTTAAACCAAATGAAATGGTAGCTGTTGGCCAAACTTATACTAAGTTGACAACATTTTTAGATGCAGTTGCAGCTCAACAAGCAGCTCAGCAACCAGCACCAGCCCCAGCGGCACCACAACAACCAGCAACAGCAGGTACAGTCGCTAGTGCATTAGCAGGAGCATAATATGGCCGAAATTAAACACGTCGGCCGTGTTAAAGCTACTAACAAAAAATGTTTAGTAGCTTATCGCACATTGCCCGGCGATGCATACCATTGCCTAATTGTTCCAACAGAGAACATGCCCGATATCTATCATGATGCAATTATTAACTTGGTAGAAAGTTCAGCTGGACAGGAATCCTACGAACTTGCTCAAGCAATGGATCGTACACAATTCCCGGACGGTTCACGTATGTTGCCATGGTTACATGCAAATAATCGATTGATTAAAGCACCAACAGGCGCTATTGAAATGACACCTACTCTACAGACTAGTATTTTGTTGAGTGAGTTGAATCAAATTATTGCCGAACAACGCGGTGTGCCAATCGACGAACTTGCTCTTACAGAAAGTACGAATGATAAACCAGTTGAAAAGAAACCAGAGCTGGCAATTGAACAAGCTCCTGAAAAAGTTTCAGCAACTGTCAAAACCGCACTCGTACCAGATGAACCAGAAGCCAAAGCAAAATACTATCGTAGTCAAGCAGATAAGTTAGCAAAAGAAGCTGCTAATTTTAGACGCCTAGCAGAGGAATTGGTTCCTACCAAGAAAAAAGCCACTAAATGACACCAACGGGAAGAGTTCTTCCCAAGGATGTCATAGAGCATTGGCCAGAAGTATTCGGTGAAGTACAACTGAATGTGATACCTCTCAGGTATTTGCATACGGTATTGGTCAATTTTAAAAATGGCAAAATTTGGGAAATAAAAATAACAGCACAAACTAAACGTGATGGTTGGAGTGCCTTTGAAAAGAATCTCTCAGATATTTGTAAAAATTATGAAGATTCTATTGATAATGTAGACTTTAAATTAGATACAAAATTAGTTAAAAAAGACATCGAACGTAGTACGCAAAAGTTTTTAAAGAAAAAAAAGCTATAAATATATGAATGTTAGACTGCTTAGTTTCAGCCAGCCAACCGAAGAATTTGCAAGCATGGGAATTGATGACGCCCAAGAGCTCATTGCCTATTGCGCCCGTGTATCCAATCCCTCCAATCAGCTCAACACTTCCACGTCGGAAAAACTCATACAATACCTCGTCAAACACAAGCACTGGAGCCCACTTGAAATGGTCTCAGCTTGCATTGAAATCACAACCACTAGAGATATTGCCCGACAAATCCTTAGACACAGAAGTTTCAGCTTCCAAGAGTTCAGTCAGCGATATGCTGACCCTACTCGAGACTTGTCGTTTGTACGTAGAGATGCTAGAAAGCAAGACACAAAAAATAGACAAAACAGTATAGAACTAGATGTTCATAATAACGACGAAGATCGTTTTTTAGCCTATCAATGGGAACGTATGCAAGAGTTAGTTATTAAACAAAGCCGCGATGCATATGAATGGGCTATTAGCAAAGGCATTGCCAAAGAACAAGCTCGTGCTGTATTACCCGAAGGGTTGATTGAAAGCCGGTTGTATATGAACGGTACACTACGCAGTTGGATTCATTTTATCGATTTACGTAGTGCAAATGGTACACAAAAAGAACATCAAGAAGTTGCTATTGCATGTGCCAAAGTCATTAGCGAAATATTTCCAATGTTTAATTCTATTAAAGAATAACACACTCAACTAATTTAACTCCCGCATCGGAATTACTTTCTAATGCCATAGCAAATACATCTGGGTCAGGTTGAGCTACAGCTTTACCCCATCCAGAACCGTAAGGTTTAACTCTAGAGCCTTTGGTAATTGCACCGTAAATCTTAACAGGAACACGACCTTTTAACGCAACATAAGTTCCGCCTTCGAGATCGTCATTCATCTTAATACCAGGATTGCCACTAACTACTCCGATTGCCTTATCGTCTTTTCCGCAAGAAGTAATTTCTTTTTCTCCGCCTACTGTTACTACAGTACCAACTTCATATTCATTATCAGCAAGATATTTTTCTGCTAAGTCAGCACTTTGAATACTAGTATTTGAAGCATGAATAGCACGGAATCTAGCACTAGTAGATCCAATGTCTGTAAGATCGGCAGCACCTGGATAAACTATATTGCCTAACAGTTGTAGAGTAATAATTTTTGCAGCACCAGATGTAGTTCTAAATACAATAGGAATACCATCAATGTTACTTGTGATAACAGGAGTTGTTTGTGGTTGACCAGTACCAAATGTATACTGTGGATTTGTAATAGATAAACTAGTGCCTAAATTAATTCCAGAATCTGAGAAAGTTACAAGATTTGAAAATGTACTAGGAATATCACCGCGTACATAATTGCTAGAACTTATTTCGCCTAATGCATCAGAATTTGTTGCTGTTCCCCAGAATTTATAACCAGTACTACTCCATACACCGTTAGTTTGTGTTGTAGAATTTAATGTAATACCTTGTTTAACATCTGTAAAACCAGAAGTTACACTAGTGATAGTGTTTAATGTAAAGTTTGCATTGCTAACTGTGAAAATTACGTTAGATCCATCGATGACAGATTCAATTACATTATGAGAAGTATTTGAACCTTGCTCCTGTAAACTCTTAATAGAAAACTGTGTTGTTCCACTGTTGGTACTAGTAGTGAATGGTCCAATCGGTGTAAAAGAATTTACAGGATCTCCGTTATAAACATTCAATTGTTTATTAGTAGTATCAAACCAAAAATCACCAATACTCAATCCACTAGGTGGTTGATTAAATGGTGTAGATTCTGCACTACCTGCTGTACGGAATCTGCTACCATCATAAAATCTTAATTTATTTTTAGTAGTATCAAACCAAATTTGACCAGCTAATGGGTTAGTTGGTTGAGTTCCATTTGCAAAATTTTCTAGCAAATAGATAAAATTTTCATTTTGTGCTTGGCCGTAACCTGCGTAGTTCTTACCGATTAAAGTAATATCAAGTGAATTATCAATGGTGCCCGGAGCTACAGTTAGCCCGTTTCCGATTGGTTTTCCATTGTAATGATTTATTGTGTATGACATTCTGATCTTTCCTTATTCTAGTATTTATTTAGGCTGTGATTCTACCCAAGTGCTGAATGCTGCTAACTGATCTGCATCGTAGCCGTATAACTCTGGATATAAACTAAGCCATACTGACGAAAGCTCAGGTACAAGAGCTTTAAATCTGATAGTTGCTCTACCCGTTTTTTCAAGTTTAAATGTTGTAGGAGCACCATTTGTTGTTTTAGTCTTATAAGCATCAGTTGCAGCACCATTGATACTCATAGGAAAATCTAATTTTTGTAAATTTTTAATTTCAATTTGTGTAATATCGTTCCAAACTTTTCCGTCTTGATCGACAACACTTGGTACTAATGTTACAGTATTATCAACACCTACTATAGCATTTTTCTTATTATCTAAGTAAGTGTTAGGGCCAAACTCTACCATCATTTTTCTAACTTTTAGTGTATTATCTGGCATCCAAAAAGATAAATGACTAGGATTTAAAATACTTTCAGCTATTGCATCGTGCATTTCTTTAGTCATAGTTCCAATATAGTGATTTTCAATACTTCTATCATTATGAACAATATCTGCAAATGGTGCTAGTGCTCCGTACAATCCTATGATTAGTCGTGTTACTGTTGAAAAACTTACTGAATAAGTTTTATCTGCTGTCCATCCTGTTGATACTGTTGTTAATCCTGCATCAGGTGCCGTTGTCATACTATGTTCCTTGTTAATTTATTGTATACGTTATCGCAATGATTACACTCTGTTCCGCATACTGTTTTACAATTATTAGTTAGTTGATTAAAACCCTGCTCTGTAATTTCATTTATCAATATATTTGCAAGACCAAAATTACCAGTAGTACTTAATAAATCTCCAAACTGAATATTTCCACTACCTTTTTGATATGCATCGATAACTTTATACCAACGCATTATTGGAAATCCTCTACCTGCAATTTTAATAGTATCTACCATGTCTCCAAATTTGTCTAAATCATTGGGAAATGTAAAAGCTGTTTTTAACCATTCGGATGGTTTATCATTAAAATATTTTACACATCCAAGTGTATTATGTACCTTAGTAGTTATGTCACGTTTATCTTGAAATTTAACTTGGCTAATAATAAGGTCGTCCCATTGTTTCCATTTGCAATCTACAATACAACCTTCGTTAACTAACATAGTAATTTTAATATTATGCTGTTTAGCATAGTCACTCATTTTTTTAAGTGTATCTAAATCTCGATTCAAACTACGGTCAACTATTATACTAGTAACTTGTAAAACTTCATGCATAAAAATAAAATCTTTAAGTGTACGCACTAGATTGTTTACACTATTTTTTAAAATTAAATCTGGCTTGTGTTGGCGAAAATCATTAATGATACCAGCTCTTAGCAAATATGTATTATTAAGAGTTACAATGTCAGCATCGATATCTTTTACATGAGCAATTAAATCTGGAACTTGTTCGTAAAACTCATTACTATAAACGCTTGGGTTCACTAAGTAGTGTAGTTTAATTCCGTATTTTTCTCTGATAGCATATAGCTCGGTGAACATTTCTTTATTACCAAATATAGTTCTTGCACTACCAAATTTATTGTCGCTGAAATATACATCAGTAATTGATGTTATATCCAGGTCAGGAAGTGCATCGAGCATACCTGGAGTGTAAGGAACGCTAAATTTACGGATTATAGACATTGTTTGTTCTGCTTCCAATTCCAATCCAGCCAGCTGTAATACTAGTTCCGTGATACCAGTGATCTCCAGATATAGTTAGATAAATGGTAAAAAATCCATAATAATAACTATTTCTATCGTAAGAAGAAGGAGTTACTGATACACTCCATTGTGCTGGAGATAATCCGTAATAGCTAATACGTGCATCATATATATTTGATAAGCTAGCCATGACATTTAAATCATAATTGCCTTTCCAGCGAAGATTATTTGAATCATTACTTAAACCAAGATAGCTACCAAGGTCTACAGTAAATGTAACCGTACCAGTAGTACCGTATTCGCTCAATGTTGCATTAGTTATAGTAGTACCCCACCCTGATCCAAATCCGCTAGTTGTACTTGAACTTGAACTAGAATATGCTGTATACAAATCTATAGATCCAACAATAGTTTGTACTATATTTTGTAATTGTGCCTGCGGGCTAGCAATTTGACGAGGTATCGAAGGAGTATTTGATAAATCATTATAATCTCCAGTAGCAGCAACTCTAGCAAGAGTATTACCAAAATTTACATCAGTAAGAATCTTTGCCCATGGACTCCAAGTAGTACCTGTATCTCTGCGACTACGTATAAAGTTGTCTGAATGAGCACCAGTTGAACCACTCCAGCCAACTAATAGTTCTCCGCCACCACCACCGCCTAAGGTAATTAAATTACCGTATGTAGTCGGATAGCCTGGATTATTATAAACTCCACGTAGTGTTAATTCGTTACGAGGTTCGTAGGTTGAATTATCTTCTGGCCCAATGACTCCCGAAGTATTGAGAACATTGGCTGAACCAGCATTACCAGATACGTTACCTGTAACATTACCTGTAACATCACCAATTACAGCTCCGCGATGTGTTCCGTAACTATCACCTTGTAATGTGCCACTAAATGTTGTAGCTGTTAATGTACCATTTTGTACATTAAATGACAATCCTGTATTGTAAATTGATTCATTTTGTCCTGGAAATGCAGTGCCAACTTCACTTGCACCTAATAGATAGTAAGTGCCAACGCCGGCTGTTTGATTTAAAAACAAGTGTGCTGCATTTACAGAATTAGAAGCTGTATCTGCATTGCCAAATAAATTACCAGTTACATTGCCTGTAACATTGCCAGTATGCAAACCAGTAGTATTACCTGTTACGTTACCTGTAA